AAGAGGGGCCGCCAGGGACGTCAAGAAAATGCAGGGGATCATCCGCAAGGCGACCGCCTCGGCTGTCAACAGGGCAGCGAGCAGCGCCAGAACAGCGGGTGTGAAGAAGGTACGGGAGAGGTATCAAGTTAGGGCGGGGGATGTCAACAAGACATTCCTCCCAACTAGAAAGGCCACAGCCGATGGCCTAGCGGCAATTCTCAAGTCGAAAAGTCAAAGCTCGCCCCTGATCGATTTCAAAACAACCCCGAAGATACCGGGGCCTACCAGAAACGGAGTCAAAGCCACCGTCTTACGGGGCCAGTCTAAAAGGCTGAAGAGTGCTTTCGTTACCAAGGTCGGCTCCGGCGGTCACGTCGGGGTTTTTGAACGTTCAGGCACCAAACGGTTGCCTATCCAAGAGTTGTTCGGGCCACCTGTTCCGTACATGCTCAACAACGACGAGGTACGATCCGAGATTGACGAAAAGTTCGCAGAAACATTCGAACGAAGGTTCACGCACGAAGTCGATAGGCAATTAGGAAGGTTGGTGAGGTAATGACAACGCCCATTCGGCTGCTTGAGACGTTAAAAGAGTTTATTGAGAAGGAAACCGAACTATTAATGTTCGGGGAAGAGGACAAGGGAGGACGCAGGAAACCGAAGGTGTATATTGGGTATCCCCCACCCAAGAAAGCCCCGGTCGTGAATCCTCCTAGCCCTGTTCCTGGGGTTGTTCTTCCGGCTCAAAATAACCAGGTTCTACCGCCCGACATCCAGAAAATATTTTTCGAAAACGACGAAATATACCCCTTCGTTATTGTTCGGTTGCTTGACTTCTCGGACGACGAAGAGGGCGACAGAGCCAGCGCCAGTGTACGGCTTATATTCGGCGTCAAAACATATGAACACACAGGGTACATTGACGTTACCCACCTAGCGCAGACAGTGAGGAAAGCACTCTTAGAAACCGGAGTCATCGGGGGTGCTGCTGAAGTACAAAGGCCGCTCCTGGTCACTGTTTATGAGGACCAGCCATACCCGCATTGGATTGCCGACGCTGATGTAACGTTCATTGTGCCAACAATTTTAAGGAGGTTTGATTGGAATGGCTGAACAACCTGAAAAATCCACAAAGACAACAAAAACAGCCGCGACCGCAACGGATAAAACCGAAAGCGTCGCGGCTTTCGTGTCTAAGACGCCTTACATTTACCTTGGTCCGTCCCTACAGACGGTTCCATTGCGTCAAAATTCCACCTATGTAGGTGGTATTCCTAAGCAGTTCCAGGAAGTGTATGACACCAACCCGGATGTCCGGTTCTTGTTCGTAGACTCACACGAAACTGCTGCTGATTACAGAATCGCCCTCAAAGACCCTTCCTCGGAACACTCCTGGGTGTTTAACCAAATTAAAGAAAGTGGGGTGTAACGAATGGCATTTTCACACGGCGTCACAGCATCGGAGAAACAGTTTGCGCCCCTTGCTGCTCGACCAAATCGATTCACGACAGTTATCGCGGTGGGTACGGCTCCGGTAAATATGTCCACTCTCGCTGTCCCTCCGGTTAATACTCCGATCCGGGTAAACACCAGGGACGAAGCGGTGGCTAAGTTTGGTTATTCCGAAGACTGGGAGTCGTTCACGCTTTGCGAAGTCATTGAATCTCATTTCACTAACTACAAACAGAGTCCGCTTATCTTGATCAACGTCATGGACCCGGCTGTTCATGTGGAAAGCGTGGCTTCATCCGTGGTTGGTATCGTCAAGGGGCGTGCAACTTTGCCTGATGACGGAATCATAATGGGCACCCTTACCGTAAAATCTGCGGACGGTACGACAACATACGTAAAGGGCACTGACTATACCGCGTCTTATGACGTGACGGGCAAGGTGCTTATCATCTCCCGTAATGGAGGTTCTATCCCAACGTCCGCGAACAGTATTTCCGTATCGTATGACAAGTTGGATGCCTCAGTGGTTGACGCTACATCCATTATTGGCGGTGCAGACCCAATGACGGGCGTGCGTACAGGGATTGAACTGGTGGAAGAGGTTTACCCTCGCTTCCAACTGGTGCCGGACGTTCTGATTGCGCCGGGATTCTCCGATCAACGCGCGGTAGCGAGTGCGATGGTTTCCAAGGGACAAAAGGTTAACGGTGTGTTTGAAACAATCGCCATCACTGACCTGGACGCATCTAAAAACTATCTTGAGATTGTAGATTGGAAGAATGACAACGGGTACCGTGATCCGCTGCAAATTAACGCTTATCCGATGGCGAAGTATGCCGGACGAATCTATCACATGTCCACGATCATTGCCGGAACTAAGGCGACGGTTGACGCTGGAAATGATGGCGTTCCTGCTGAATCACCTTCGAACAAACGGGCTATGATTGACGCCCTGGTCTATGCAGATGGAACGGAAATGTACCTCGGTAAAGAGCAAGCGGACATGCTCAATTCTAACGGTATTGTTACGGCTATTAACTTCACGGGACAATACAACGTTTGGGGCAACCGCACAGCAGCTTACCCAGATTACACCGATCCACAGCGTTCATTCATCCCGGTTCGCGCCACATTTTCCTGGGCTAAAAACAACTTCATTACACAGTACTGGTCCCGCGTTGACAGCCTCATGAATAACCGTAATATCGGTTCGGTTGTGGATGATGCTAACGTGTGGCTTAACGGCCTGGGCGCGTCGGGTTACCTCCTGGGAGGCGTCGTTTCGTTCGACGAGTCGGAAAACCCGATTGAAGAATTGCTAAATGGTAAAGCGGTCTTCAAATTCCGCATGACGCCACCTAACCCAATGGAAGCTATCGAAGGTAAATTCGAGTACGACACATCATATTTCGCGGCGTTGTTCGCGTAGAAAAGGAGGTTAGCACATGCCACAGATTCCACAAAAACTGGTCGATTACGCCGTTTACATTGCCGGAACAAACAATCTTCTTGGTACGGGCGAAATCACACTTCCAACCTTCGAGGCTATGACCACGGAGGTTAATGGCGGCGGTGTCGCTGGTGGTCTGGAAGTCCCAACACCAGGACAGTTCGGTTCACAAACCGTAACGATTGCATTTAACACGATTAATAAAGACGTAATCTCCATGATGCGGTCTAAACAGGTGGCGCTTGAGTTCATGGCGGCTCAACAGTCATGGGATTCCGCCCAATCGCAAATCATCAACGAAGGTCTTAAAATCGCCTTCCGTGGACTTGCTAAAAACCTGGAATTGGGTACGTTGACCAAGAACGACAGCACAGGTACATCCCTTGAACTGGAAATGACGTATATCAAAATCTTCTTGAGCGGTACGGCTGTCCTTGAGTTGGACAAACTCAACTACATTTACCGCATCAATGGAGCCGACGAAATGGCAGACATCCGTAAATTCCTGGGCATGGCCTAATACAAATTGAGAGGGGTAAGACACTATGAGTAACGATAAAGAAAAAGTAAACCAAGAGGAAACGCAGGGGCAGGAAACGAACCCACAGGAAACGCAGGGGCAGGAAACGAACCCACAGGAAACAAACCCGAATATATACACCCTGAAAAAACCGATTGACCGCATGGGCGAGAAAATCACGGAATTAAACCTTGATTTCGATAAATTGGAGCTTACGGACATGCTGGAAGCTGACAAGGATTTGTCGGACATGATTGGTCCACAAGCTGCGGCTTCTGTCCCTGTCAAAGCGTTCAATACTGCATATCAAATCGCCATTGCTGCCCGAGCAGCAGGAATTCCAGTTATATTCCTACAGAAAATGAGCGTTAAAGACGCTACTTCCGTGGGCCTGCGGGTACAGGATTTTTTGCTCAGTGGGGAATAAGTGGCGACGATGATGTAAGGGCGAAAATTCGCCTATTGGCGGCGTCTTGCGCCGTAAATCTCCATACTGGCGTGGATTACTTTATGAAATGCACGTTCAGGGAGATTTACGAGTGGCAGGACGCCATTATTGCCATTTACCCCAAAGAGGAAGATAAGGAAGGGGGTAAGTAAAACTTGGCACGCGATTATGAAATAGCCTTCCGGCTACAGGCGCAAATGAATGCTGATTTCCGGCGAAGCTTTGGCGCTGCTAATGATCAGATTGAGCAATTGCAAAGGCAGCTCCAAGAACTGGAACGCTCACGCGGTCCACGGCGCGCTGGTGATGGTGCCAGAAGGGCCGGAAGCCTGTTCGATAGGGCGCGAGAATCAGCCTCGAAATTCCAAGGAATAGTCGTTCGTGTGGCGCAGTACACAGGGGCCTACGCCTTTGTAACTGGAATCGTTGATGGATTCAAAAACGCCATCGGATTAGTTGACGACTATCAATCGTCCATGAAGCAGCTGCAAGCATCGACGACGCTGACCAATAAGCAAATGGGCCAGATACAGCAACAGGCATCCAGTCTTTATCGAGATAATATCGGTGAAAACTGGACCGACTTGAACGAATCAATAGCGACCGTGAAACAGGTGACCGGGCTAACTGGTGATGCCCTCAAAGCTGCAACCAGGGACGCGATTGTATACCGCGATGTGTTCGGTGAGGATGTGACCCAAAGCATTCGCGCTGCCGACCAGATGACAAGGCAATTCGGTATCAGTCAGACCCAAGCCTATAACCTCATGGCGCAAGGAACGAAGAACGGTCTTAACATGTCAGACGAGCTTATCGACAGCATTTCCGAATACTCAGTGTACTTTAAAAAGCTTGGATTTTCGGCAAATGAAATGTTCGACGTTTTCGGCGCAGGGGCGACAGAAGGGGTGTTCCAACTAGACAAAGTGGGGGATGCAATTAAGGAACTGACTATCCGTACAAAGGATCAATCCAAGTCCTCGGCGGAAGGTTACGCAGCCCTGGGTCTAAACGCCGAACAGTTCGAACAAGCAATAGCCGGAGGCGGCAAGACTGCGCAGTTG